AGATAACACTGGTGGTTCTTTCGGCGAAATGGCTTTCTCAATCGAGAAAACTAGTGTTACTGCTAAGAGCCGTGCGCTGAAAGCAGAATACACTATGGAATTGGCTCAGGATCTTAAAGCTGTTCACGGCTTGGATGCTGAAGGCGAATTAGCTAACATTCTCTCTACTGAGATCTTAGCTGAAATCAACCGTGAGCTTATCCGTACTATCAACGTTAAAGCTAAGTTAGGTGCTTCTACTTCTAATACTACTGTTAACGGTGTATTTGACGTGAACGCTGACTCAGACGGCCGTTGGTCAGTTGAGAAGTTCAAGGGCTTACTCGTTCAGATCGATCGTGAAGCTAACCAAATCGCTAAAGACACTCGTCGCGGTAAGGGTAACTTCATCATCTGTTCTTCTGACGTAGCTTCTGCTCTTGCTGCTTCTGGCATGCTTGACTACAGCCCCGCTCTTGCTACTAGCTTGAACGTTGATGACACTGGTTCTACTTTCGCTGGTGTATTGAATGGTCGTACTAAAGTATACATCGATCCATACGCTGACCGTGATTACGTCAACGTTGGTTATCGTGGTACTTCTCCTTACGACGCTGGTATCTTCTACTGCCCATACGTTCCATTAACAATGGTTCGTTCAGTTGGTCAGGACGACTTCCAGCCACGTATCGGGTTCAAGACTCGTTACGGTATGGTTGCTAACCCATTCGCTGGCGGTGCTGCTTCTAGCGAAACTGGTACTAACCGTGCTAACCCTTACTACAGAATCTTTGCTGTTACTAATATCTTAGTATAAGGGTTATATTAAAAAGAGTAGTTTTAACTACCTATTTTAGAGGGGATCTTCGGATCCCCTTTTTTTATTGTATAAATAGTATTGTATAAACATTTTTGAGATTACTCACATGCCATATGATAAGTCGATAAATTTTAATTCAGAGAGAACTTCTACTCTGCAAACGAATGCTTCGTTTATGACTCCTTCACGGTTTAAGCTTGTGATTGATTCATTGAAGTATCCGAACACAGAGTTTATGGTTACTCAAGTTGAATTACCAACAATCACTGCTACTCCAGTAGTAGAATCTTTTAGACAAAGAAACGTTCCTGGTACACCAGATAAAATTGATTATAGCGAGTTTACTATCACATTCTTGATTGATGAGAATATGGTTAACTTCACAGAAATGCATGATTGGATTTTTGGTATGGTAAAAGAATCTGATGAAGGCGTTTATAAAACTCGTGATATGACTCTTGTAGTTTTAAATTCAAATAATAATCCTATAAAACAGATCAGGTTTATTAACGCATTTCCTACTACGCTTACTGGTCCAACCTTTGACGTCACAGCAACTGATGCAACATTTTTAACTAGCACAGCAACTTTTGCATATTCTTATTATACAATTGAGTGATTTTGTGATATAATAGATACATTATACTTGTGACTTGAGGCTTATATGATTGCGCTAGAACAAATACTTGAAATGTGGAAAAAAGATTCTGAAATAGATGATGTCCGTTTAGATGAAGCATCAAAGAAATCTGCTTCGTTACACTCTAAATACTTAGAGCTTCTTTCGATTTATAAATTACAACTGAAAAAGAAAGAAGGTGAATTTAACATTCTTCTCAAGAATAAATGGTTATGGTATAACGGTAAACTATCTAAGCCACAGATAGATGCACTTGGTTGGGAATATGATGCCTTAAACGGTTTAAAAATCCTAAAAGGTGAAATGGATTATTATTATAATTCAGATCCACATATACAAGAAGCAAAAGCTAGAATTGACTATTTTAAAACTACTATAGATACTTTAGAAGAAATCATTAATACTCTTCGCTGGAGACATTCTGTTGTTAAGAATATGATTGACTGGCGGAGATTTGAATCTGGTGGATAATGACAACATTAGTAGTTCGAAATAAAAATCATGCATTTTTAGAAGTTGATTGTGAACCATCAGTTGCTAACGAATTATCTGATTTTTTTACATTCTATGTTCCTGGGTATCGTTTCATTCCTGCATATAAAAATAAAATGTGGGATGGAAAAATACGCCTATACGATACCCGTACTAAAGAACTTCCATCAGGACTCTTTGTCTATTTAAAAGAGTTCGTTTCTACTCCTGGTCGAGAATATAAATTAGAACTTGTACATCAGAATTATTATGGTGTTCCTGATTCTCTTTTAGATATCGACATGTCTTTTTTAAGTAAGTATACCATAACCTCTCGTGGCCAAAAAATCGCACCTCGCGATTATCAGCTAGAAGCAATAGAGCATGGTCTATCTCATAAAAAAGCAATGCTCATCTCTCCTACCGCTTCTGGTAAATCGCTGATTATCTATTCTATTATCAGATGGTATTTAGAAAATCATAATAAGAAAGTTATTATCATTGTACCTACTACCTCATTGGTAGAACAAATGTATAAAGACTTTGGCGATTATTCTGAATATGACGATGGATTTAATGTTTCTGAATCTTGCCATAGAATCTATTCTGGACGAGAAAAAAACTTTAAAGAACGTGTAGTAATTACTACTTGGCAATCAATTTATAAATTACCACAATCATGGTTTGAGACTTATGGCATGGTAATTGGCGATGAAGCACATAATTTTAAAGCAAAGAGTTTAACCTCGATTCTAACTAAGTGCAAAGAAGCCGAATTTAGATTTGGTACAACAGGTACCTTAGATGGTACACAAACACATAAACTTGTTTTAGAAGGTTACTTTGGTCCAGCGTATTATGTGACTACTACTAAAAAACTAATGGATGAAGGATCATTAGCTAATTTAGATATATCTGTTTTACTACTTAAATATTCAGATGAAATATGCCAAGTAGTGAATAAGATGAAATACCAAGATGAAGTAGATTTTATTGTACGCAATGAAGCTCGTAATAATCTAATTGCAAACTTAGCTTTAGATCAAGATGGTAATACATTAGTACTTTATCAGTTTGTTGAAAAGCACGGTAAACCACTACATGATATTATAACAAAAAAGGCACACAAATCCCGTAAAGTCTTTTTTGTATCTGGAGCAACTGATACCGAAATAAGAGAACAGATAAGAACTATTACTGAAAAAGAAAAAGGCGCAATACTGGTTGCTTCCCTTGGTACATTTTCTACAGGTATAAATATTAAAAACCTACATAATATTATATTTGCTTCTCCGTCTAAGTCACAGATACGAGTATTACAGTCGATTGGTAGAGGTTTGAGAAAAAGTGATGATGGTAAAGATACTAAACTATATGACTTAGCAGATGATTTACACTGGAAACAAAATAAGAATTTCACTCTGAATCATGCCGCTGAACGTATAAAAATCTATACCAAAGAGAAATTTAAATATAAAATTTATGAGATAGGATTATGAAAGATTTAAATATCAAACACATTAAATTAATTAATGGTGAAGAGATTATATCTTTAGTTAATCAAAGTATTGGCGATGATTTAATATTAGAATTTCCACTACTGTTAAATACTATATACGATAACAACTCAAACACGTATTACTTTACTAAGTATATGAATTTAACTAATGATAGCTTGATTCATATGAACGTTCGAAACATTATAGCATATTCAACCGTCACCGATGATATAAAGCGTAAGTATATCGTATCGTCTTTAAGGTATAAAGAAGATCAGCTTCTTGAAGAGCGTAGAGTGAATAAAGAAATAGATGAAAAGGTTCGGCGTAGTATTAATGCTATTATTGATGAAGACACTGATTATGCTGAAGAATATGATGATGATCTTTCACCATATACCCTGCATTAGTATACCCTCTCCCCCCGGAGTACCTTATTATTATATCATACTTTTAACAATTTGTACACAGTGTACTTTTCCTTAGATATAGTGTATAATATACTATAAAAATAAACTAGGAGTTTTATAATGAAACCAAAGGATAAACCGCATTACGTAAATAACAAACAGTTTTCGTTAGCTGTTGTGGATTATATTACAAGTATTCATAAAGCCAAAAATGAATGCACAGAAATTCCTGTAGTACCAGATTATATAGCTAAATGCTTTTTAAAAATAGCAGAAGGCCTGTCTCATAAATCAAATTTTATTCGATATACCTATCGTGAAGAGATGGTAATGGATGCTGTTGAAAACTGCTTAAAGGCTATTACTAATTATAATATCGAGGCTGCTACTCGAACTGGAGCTCCTAATGCATTTGCGTATTTTACTCAAATATGTTACTACGCATTTATCCGAAGAATTACAAAGGAAAAGAAACAACAAGATATAAAATTTAAATTCATTGAAAAGTCTGGCATTGAGCATTTTATTCTTAGTGAAGACGATGGCTTAATGTCTACTGAAAGATCATTTTTCGACGAATTAAGAGAAAGACTTGATAAAGTAAAAGAATCAGATAATCAATTAAAAGAATTTGCTAAAATAGAAAAGGCAAAGACAAAAGCGTCTAAGAAACTAGAATTGTTTATGGGTTAAATTTATGAAAATAGCTATATTAAATGATACCCATGCAGGCATGCGTAACTCATCAGATATTTTTATTCAGTATCAAGAAAAGTTTTATTCTGAAGTCTTCTTTCCGTATCTAAAAGAACACGGTATAAAGCAAATAATACATCTAGGTGATTATTATGATCATCGTAAGTTTATTAACTTTAAAGCCCAGAATGCAAATAGGCAAATGTTTTTGAATGTCTTAAAAGAAGAAGGCATTCATATGGATATTATACCTGGTAATCACGACGTATTCTATAAAAATACGAATGAGCTGTGTTCTTTAAAAGAGCTGCTTGGATACTATACTTCAAACGTAAACATTGTAATGAAGCCAAAGGTATTAGATTACGATGGCTGTTCTATTGCCCTTTTACCATGGATTAATTCTGAAAATTACGTAGACTCAATTAATTTTATTAAGACGTGTAAAGCTTCGATACTTGGTGCGCATCTTGAATTAGTTGGATTTGATATGATGAAAGGATTACCGAATGCACATGGTATGACAACAGAACATTTTGACAGATTCGAAATGGTTTTATCAGGACACTTTCATACTAAATCAAGTCAAGGTAATATTCACTATCTTGGTTCTCAGATGGAATTTACGTGGGCAGATGCTGATGATCCTAAGTATTTCCATGTATTAGATACTGAAACTCGTGAACTTACTCCTGTGTGTAATCCGCATACCATCTTCGAAAAAGTAGTGTACAATGATGAAGAAACAGATTATAATAGTTATGATGTTACAAGATTAAACGATAAGTTCATCAAAGTAATTGTCGCTAAGAAGAAAGATCCGTATATGTTCGACAGGTTTATTGATAAGATAAATCAACAAAACATCTATGAATTAAAAATAGCTGAAACTTTTGATGAGTTTATTGGAGAAAATATTTCTGATGAGGTGGTATCATTAGAAGATACTACACAATTGTTAGATTCTTATGTCGATGTTGTTGAAACAGATTTAGATAAAGACAAAATAAAGAATCTAATGCGTAATCTTTTTGTTGAAGCACAGAATTTAGAAATTGTATGATAAAATTTAAAAATGTACGGTGGAAGAATTTTCTATCCACAGGTAATGATTTTACTGAAATTAAGTTAAACAAATCTCCTACGACACTAATAGTCGGATCAAATGGATCAGGTAAAAGTACTTTACTTGATGCTTTGTCTTTTGGATTATTTGGTAAACCACACCGAAATATTAATAAACCACAATTAGTCAATTCAATTAATAATAAGCATTGTGAGGTTGAAGTAGAGTTT